ATTCGGCAAACCTGGCTGCTGATAACAGCGGTCTGGCACAAGGATCCAACCAGTACTACGTTGTTGGTTATAAGGGTTCTTCGCCTTATGATGCAGGTCTCTTCTATTGCCCATATGTTCCTCTCCAAATGGTTCGTGCCGTTGGTGAGAACTCCTTCCAGCCAAAAATCGGCTTCAAGACCCGTTACGGTATTGTTGCCAACCCATTCGCTGAAGGTACAAACCAGGGTCTCGGAAGACTGCGTGTTAACAGCAACCGCTACTACAGAAGAGTTGCGGTCAAAAATCTGATGTGAGTCATCTCACAAAGGTTATACTGGGGACCCGAAAGGGTCCCTTTTTTATTCTAAATAGAAATAAAAATGGCTACTGGAAACGCATTTTCTACGCAGATACAAAATAGAAATTTTTTATCTCCCGTAGGTTTTAAGTTTACATTAAATAGATCACCTAAGGTTGCATTTTTTTCAAACTCTGCAAACATTCCTGGTCTCAATTTAGGGATTGCGGTGCAACCATCATATCTCAAGAACATTGATACTCCTGGCGATAAGATTGAGTTTGATGATTTAACGCTCAGGTTTTTAGTTGATGAAAATCTTGAGAATTATATGGAGATTCAGAATTGGATTCGTGGACTCGGATTTCCAGAAAGTCTACAAGAAATCTATGCCTTACAGAATCAACAGGAATATGTTGACACAAGTGATACAAAGTTAATGAACATCTATTCAGATGGAACTCTTCACGTATTGACAAGTTCAAGTAAACCAAATTTCAAATTAAAATTTAAAGATCTTTGGCCATATTCATTGTCAAATCTTCAATTTGATGCTACAGATACGGATATTGAATATTTGACTGCAGAGGTGACTTTCAAGTATACTATCTATGATATAACCGATATGAACGGCAATAAATTATGAGTTTTGATCTTGATACAATACAAAAAATGTGGGAAGAAGATTCTCAAATTGATGTGGATAATCTACACACAGAATCATTAAATATCCCCACACTTCATGCAAAATATTTTGAACTTTATAACAACATACTTCTTTTAAGAAAAAAAGCAGAACAACAGAAAAGAAATATTCGTCACGAAAGATATGAATATTATGCTGGAAAAGCAGATCCAGAAGTTTATGTTGAAAATCCATTTCCCAAAAAAATTCGAGATAAAGATACGATGCAAAAATATCTCGATGCGGATGAAAAACTTTCAATGGTATGTTTAAAGATTGATTATTATGATACCATTTTGGTATACATTGAAAGTATTTTAAAACAAATTGGAAATCGCACGTATCAGATTAAGAATGCAATTGAATTCATAAGATTCCAGTCTGGATTGGGGTAATAAATATTCACAGATGAATGTATCATCGTGAATACAACAGATCTTGTTATAAGCAAATCAAACGAAGTATTTTTAAAAATCAATACTGAGCCTCATATTGAATATGAACTCAGAGATCACTTCAAGTTTGAAGTCCCCAATGCAAAATTTATGCCACAATATCGTGGTAGAAATTGGAATGGAGAAATACATTTATTCGATACAAGATCCAAACAAATCTATGTTGGACTTTTAGATAAAGTTGTAGCGTTTTGCGATCAATACGGATATACTTATAAGTTTGAAGAAAATAAATTTTACGGGTTACCTTTTGAAATTAATGAAAATATTTCATATGAAGGTGTAAAAGATTATATGAAATCTATTTGCTCTCATGAACCTCGGGAGTATCAAATAGAGGGAGTATATGATGCCCTACGACATAATCGAAAGTTGCTGATAAGTCCCACTGCGTCAGGTAAATCGCTAATGATTTACGCCCTCGTGCGCTATTATATGGATAGGAATGAAAAAATTCTTGTAGTCGTTCCAACGACCAGTCTTGTAAGTCAACTATACGGGGATTTTCACGATTATGGGATGGATGTTGAGTCATGCTGTCATCAAATCTATGCAGGAAAAGAAAAAACTAACGAATATCCAATTACAATTACTACTTGGCAATCAATTTATAAATTGGATCGATCATTCTTTGAAGATTACAACGTAATTGTCGGAGATGAAGCTCATCTATTTAAGAGTAAGTCATTAATATCTATAATGACAAAATTGCACCATGCAAAATATCGTTTTGGTTTTACCGGAACATTAGATGGAACCCAAACTCACAAGTGGGTTTTGGAGGGATTGTTTGGTCCATCATATAAAGTAACCAAAACCGAAGAGTTGATGAGACAAGGACATCTTTCTCAACTCAATATTCGCTGTTTAGTACTGAAACATCCTCCACAAAAATTTGAAACTTATGAAGATGAAATTCAATATCTAATATCTCATGAACAAAGAAATAAATTTATCAAAAATCTTGCATTAGATCTCAAAGGAAACACACTTGTTCTTTTTGCAAGAGTCGAAGCTCATGGAGCAGTACTCTATGAGAAGATAAATAATGATAAGCGCGATGACCGTAAGGTATTTTTTGTACATGGTGGAGTTGATACTGAAGAGAGAGAGTTGGTTCGAGAAATTACAGAAAGGGAAAACAACGCTATTATTGTTGCCTCTTATGGAACTTTTTCTACTGGTATTAATATTAAAAGACTCCACAATGTTATCTTCGCTTCACCCAGTAAATCGAGAATTAGAAATTTACAATCGATTGGAAGAGTACTTAGAAAAGGAAAAAATAAATCTGAAGCAGTACTCTACGACATCTCTGACGATTGTACATATAAATCAAGAAAAAACTATACTTTAAATCATTTTATTGAAAGAGTAAAAATCTATAATGAAGAAAATTTTAACTATGATATAATCACAATTAAATTAAAGATATGATCGAAGAAGATTTTTATGCAACACTTAAATTAAAAACTGGAGAAGAACTCTTCGCTAAAGTAGCAGCTACAGAAGAGGAGGATAGAACACTTTTGCTTGTTTCCAATCCTATTATTGTTTCCGAAATTAAAGGAAGAATGGGAATCATGGGATACAAGATGGAACCATGGTTAAAAACAACCACTGAAGACATGTTCATTCTGAACATGGATGACATCCTTACAATGAGTGAATCTTCTGATATTGAAATGATTACTCTCTACCAGTCTTATATCAGACAATCTGAAAAGGTAAAAACTAAGCAAACAAAACTCAACAGAAACATGGGTTATATTTCTAATGTCAATGATGCTAAAGAGATCTTAGAGAAGTTATTTAAAGATAGCTAAGCCTCATCTTTAACCCGGACAAAGGTATTCTACACATATTTCAGTTACTTGTCAAGCATTTTTAAAAGTGCTATAATTCATACATATTATGAGTTAAACTAATGATAACAACAGCAATTATGACCAAAAGAAAAAGGTCAGAACATTACGTTAATAATAAAGAATTTCTTGCAGCTTTAATTGCCTATCGGGAAAATGTTGAAATTGCAAAAATTCAAGGAAAACCAAAACCACGAATTACAAATTATCTTGGCGATTGCTTTTTAAAGATTGCAACACATTTATCATTCAAACCAAACTTTGTCAACTACATGTTCAAGGATGACATGATTTGTGATGGTATTGAAAACTGTGTTCAGTATATTCATAATTTTGATCCACAAAAATCTCAAAATCCTTTTGCTTATTTTACTCAAATCATTCACTACGCATTTTTGAGAAGAATTCAAAAGGAAAAGAAACAGTTGGAAATTAAAAATAAGATTCTAGAAAGTAGTGGATTTGATGAAGTTTTTGAAGACGGTAGTGTTGACGGATCTAACTATTCGGACTATAATTCTATTAAGGATGCGGTGTACTCTAAACTGAGATACTGAATGAAAGTAGCAATTATTACTGACCAGCATTTTGGGGCAAGAAAAAATTCTAAACTTTTCCATGATTTTTTTCTGGAGTTTTATAATAACGTATTTTTTCCAACTCTAGAAGAACAAGGTATCGCCACAATTGTGGATATGGGAGATACCTTTGATAGTCGTAAGGGTATTGATTTTTCTGCTCTTGCATGGGCTAAAAATAATTACTACGATCGACTTAAAGATCTTGGATGTACGGTTCATACGATTGTTGGTAATCATACCACTTATTATAAGAATACAAACAACCTTAATTCTGTCGATCTTCTCTTAAGAGAATATGACAATGTAAAAGTTTATTCTGAAGCAACTGAAGTTGAATTGGATAAACTAAAACTTTTGTTTATACCTTGGATCAATCAAGAAAATGAAGAAATTACTCTCAGACGTATTCAAAATACAACTTGCTCGTGTGCGATGGGGCACCTTGAACTCCAAGGATTTAGAGTTAATAACCAAATCGTCATGGAGCATGGTTTGGAAAGCAAGCTCTTTGAGAAGTTCACCCATGTGTTCTCGGGGCACTACCACACTCGATCGACTGATGGAAGAATCTTCTATCTAGGAAATCCTTATGAGTTGTATTGGAATGATGTAAACGATCCTCGTGGATTCCACATTTTTGATACAGATACTCTGGAGTTGACTCCGGTCAATAATCCGTATAGAATGTTTTATAACATTTACTACGAAGATACTCCATATCAAACATTTGATACTAGAGAATATGAAAACAAAATTGTTAAGGTTATTGTAAGAAAAAAATTAGATACTAAAAAGTTTGAAAAATTCATCGACAAACTTTATTCTTCAAATGTTGCAGAATTAAAAGTAGTTGAAAATTTTGAATTTACTGGATGGTATGATAAAGAATCTTACGATAACATTGAATCAGAAGATACTCTTTCTATCTTGAATAGATATGTTGAAGAGTCTGAAGTTGACTTAAATAAGTCAACAGTTAAAAAACTCCTCCAAGAAATTTATCAAGAAGCTTGCGAGTTGGTTTAATGTTTATTATAACCATAGACGGAAAAGAACATCAAGGAGCATATTCAGTTGTAGATGATGATGGAGACTCTATTCTTTATCTTTTTGAAGAAGAGGATGATGCATGTAGATTTGCAATGATGCTTGAAGAACAAGGTTTTCCTGAAATGCATGTTATGGAAGTAGAAGATAGTTTAATTCTCAAAACTTGTGAAATTCAAAATTGTAGATATACTTTAATTACTCAAGATGACATTGTAATTCCACCACCACACCATGATTTTATTTGAAAATATTCGTTGGAAAAATTTTCTTTCAACTGGCAATCAATTTACAGAAGTTAATTTTCAAAAACATAACACAACATTAATTGTTGGGTCAAATGGTGCTGGTAAAAGTACTGTGTTGGACGCACTTACTTTTTCGTTGTTTGGAAAACCATTTCGTAAGATCAACAAACCACAATTAATCAATAGTATCAACGAGAAAGATTGTCGGGTTGAAGTTGAATTTTCTATTGGTACGACAAATTGGAAAGTAGTTCGTGGAATTAAACCAAATCTATTTGAGATTTATCGAAATGATTCTCTGTTAGATCAATCTTCAGCCACGTCAGATCAACAAAAATGGTTAGAACAAAATGTTCTGAAGATGAACTATAAGTCTTTTACTCAGATTGTAATTTTGGGTAGTAGCACTTTTGTACCTTTCATGCAACTTTCTGCAGCAAATAGAAGGGAAGTGATTGAAGATCTCTTGGATATCAAGATCTTTTCTTCAATGAATGTTGTTATTAAAGAAAAGATTCGTCAACTCAAAGAAGAAATTAAAACATTAGAGTTGAAGAAGGAGAATTTAATCGATAAGGTCCAGATGCAAAAGGACTTTATCGAAGAACTTGAGAATCGTGGTAATGCCAATATTAATGTCAACAAAGAAAAGATTTCCAAGTTAGACTCTGAAATTGGCGAATATGTTGATGCAAATGTAATCCTTGAAGGATACATGCAGCAATATACAAAAGAACAGGAGAATGTAATTGGTGCTGCTGATAAACTTCGTAAGTTAGGAAACCTTAAAGGAAAGATATCTCAGAAGGTATCAACGATTACTGCTGAACATAAGTTTTTTACAGAGAATACGGTCTGCCCTACTTGTACACAAACTATAGAAGAAGAGTTTCGGTTAAATAGAATTACAGACGCTCAAAATAAAGCGAAGGAGTTGCAATCTGGTTATAAAGAACTAGAAGATGCAATTAAAGAGGAAGAGGAGCGAGAGCGTCAATTCACTGCTCTATCGAAGGAGATTACAAAACTAACGCATGGAATTTCTCAAAACAATACTAAGATCGCTGGATGTCAGAGACAAATCAGAGATCTTGAATCTGAAATTCAAACTATTACCAATCAACTTGAAAACAGAAATATTGAACATGAGAAATTAGAGCAATTTAAAAATAACCTTCAAAATACCTACGAAGAACTAGCAACTAAAAAAGATTTGGTTAACTATTATGATTTTTCGTATGGTTTGCTAAAAGATGGTGGAGTTAAAACTAAAATCATCAAAAAGTATTTGCCACTGATCAATCAGCAGGTAAATCGTTATCTTCAGATGATGGATTTTTATATTAACTTTACTCTCGACGAAGAGTTTAATGAAACTGTTC